TCGCCTGATTGAGCGCGGGATTCTCGACACGATCGAGCCCTACTGGCACGATCCCACGCAGACCCGCTTCACCAAGGAAGCCAAGCACTACCTCTACGATGAAAACGTGCCGCTCGAGTTCTATGTCTATCCCGGCAATCTGGGCACCGGCATGCTCGAGGCTACCGTTTCGTTCGTGCCTGACGATGTGGTCGCCAACGGCGATGTAAATGCAATCGCCAGCTACGACGTGCCGATCGGGCTACCCGAACCCTATTCCGGCCCCGTGCTGGACTATGTGTTGCATCGCGCCTTCTCCAAGGACGACATCGCCAGCAACGCAGGCCGCGCCCAGAGCCACTATGCCCAGTTCGCCTCTGCCGTCGGGCTCAAGATCCAGGTTGAGCGCGCCACCAGCCCCAACGCAACGAGGGCAACCTGATGCGCGAGATCGACGATTTGCTCCCCCAGGTCATGCCCCATGCCCCCAGTTGCCCCGAGCCACTGGCAATCCGCTATCTGCGCGAGGCGGCGATCGAGCTCGCCACCAAGGCCAAATGTTGGAAGGAGCGTGACAGCTTCCCCGCAAGCGCGCCCGACTACGAGGTGCTGATCCCCTACGAGGACGCCCGCGTGCTCGAAATCGAGAACGCCCGGTTCAACGGTATCAAGCTTGAACCGATCGACGCCACCGAGCTCGACGACAAGCTGCCCAACTGGGACGATCCGACGGCTGAAGAAGCCACGCCGCGCTATGTCACCCAGCTGCAGCCCGGCACGATCCGCCTTGCGCCCCGCATGGCCGGCACGCTGAGTTTGCGCCTTATCCTGGTGCCTTCGCTCAAGGCGACCCAGCTGCCTGATTTCATGATCGACGAGCACGGCATCGAGATCGGCAAGGGCGCCCTCGGGCGAATGCTGCTTCACCCCAAGGGCGATTGGACCAATCCCCAGCTGGGCGCGATGCACCTCGCCGAGTTCCAGACCATCCTCGCTCGAGCTCACCGCAAGGCCCTCAAGGGCCAGCAGAACGCCCCCATCCGCACCAAAGCGAGTTTCGTCTAATGCCAGCCACCACAGCAGCCGGTAACGCCATCCTTGATCTCTATCTGCGCGGCGTGGCGATCACTGCCCCGACCCGTGTATGGCTGGGGTTGCACACCGCCGATCCCGGCGCCGCTGGCACCGCAAACGAAGTCAGCACGGGAGCATGGCCGGCTTATGCTCGCCAAGATCCCGCAGCTGCTGCAGCGATCGCAACGGGCTTCAACGCTTCCGCTTCCAAGGCCACAACCAACGCCAAGGAACTGCTCTTCCCCGAGCACAATGGTGGTGCAGACATCACCATCACCCACGTGACCATCAACTCGGCGCTGACGGCAGGCGTGCCTACACTCGTCGGCCAGCTTGTGACACCAAAGGTCATCCAGCCCGGCGATCAGCTCAAGTTCAAGATCGGCGAAGTGGACTGGAACGTCGTATGACCTCCTTCACCGGCCTTGTGAATGGTTTTGTGCTGAACGGACTTCCGGTTAACGGCAGCGGGATCATGCACGAAGGATCGACCACAGGGGCGGTGACTGCGACGGGCACGCCTTCGGCTATTCGCCAGCGGCTTGGATCGGTTATTGGCGCACTAAGCCTTACCAGCACCATTGCGGCTATCCGCGAGCGGCTGGGTAGCACCGCAGGCTCCATAGCCGCCACCGGCGCGATCGTGGGCGCCTTTATCCGCGGTGGCTCAACCGTCGGCAACGCGGCCGTCAGCGGCGCGACCAAGGCCAATGCCATCACCGCTGCCCAGTCAGCCGGCGCGACCTCCGTGGTAGGCGCCGCCACTGCCGGACGCATCGTTTCTGCTTCGGTGGCCGGCTCCACCTCAATCAGCAACATCATTGCAGCCTCCCGCGTCCGCCTCGCCTCGTCGACATCGACGATCGCGCTTGAGGCTAGTGCCAAGGCTGTCCAGATCCTCAACGGCAAGGCCGTCGGTCCGCTAGCCATCACCGGCGCGGCCGAGTTGAGCTATGCCTACTTTGTTCCCACCGAACTCGATCGCGTGCTGCGCGTCCCCATGGACGATCGCACCATGACGCAACGCTACGAGGACCGCGTGTTGACGGTTCTCGACACTCCCGCGCGCTTCCCCGTCACCCCTGAACTCCGGAGGATCCGAGGATGAGCTCGCGCGAAGTCAAAACCAAGCACCCGAGCGCCGTGCTCGACTATGACGTGGATCTGGCGAGCTGGTTGCCTGACGGCGACACCGTGATCCAGGCTGGCGTCGAGATCACCGGCGGCACCGTTCAATGCACCCAAGTGACGGTCAGCAATGCGGCTGTGCGTGTCTGGCTGTCTGGTGGTGAGGAAGGCGAGATCAACACCATCACCGTCACCGTCACCACCGACGAGGGCCGCGTCAAACCCTTCCCCTTTCAGCTCCGGATCTCAACGAGGTAGGCTATGGCCGTTCTGATTACCAACAACGCCTCGTCCACGCTGGCATCGAGCATCACCCTTGGCGCAACCTCCCTGTCTGTTCAAACCGGGGACGCTGCCAAGTTTCCCTCGCCCAGCGGTGGCGACTGGTTCCCGCTGACGCTGGTAGATGCGGCCGGCAACGTTGAGATCGTGCGCTGCACAGCCCGCGCTGCTGCCGTGCTGACGATCGAGCGCGCTCAAGAGGGCTTGGCTGCCCGCGCCTTTGCGGCTGGATCCCGTGTAGATCTACGGATCACGGCCGGCGTCTTTGCCGGCATCAAGGACACCATTCAAACTGACGTGCTGACGGCTGTTGCAGCGAGCTACGCCACCGATGCCGAGCTCGCTGCCGCAACCACCCGCGCAACGAGTGCTGAGATCCTGCAACAAACCACGGGCAAGCTGATCGAAGCGGACGAGCTCTTCGCTTCAGCCGTTGCTCCCGCTCTGGCTGGCGCCACCGGTACGGTCGCCTTTGACTTCAACGGCTACATCAATCGCGAAATCACCGCGACCGGCAACATCATCTTTGATGTGGTCAGTAATGCCAAGCCCGGCTCGTCCGGCTTTATCGAGATCGTTCACTCCGGCGCCGCGCGGGCGCTGAGCCTGAACACCACCTATTGGACAACGGCCAATGGCGCCGCGCTGGTCCTGTCGAGCGTAGCAAGCAAGCGCGACGTGCTGGCCTATTACGTCCTCAAGAGCGGCAAACTGCTGCTGTCCGTTGCGGCTCTGGGGGTCTAGCCATGTTCCGCAGGCTCTTCTGCGCACTTCTGCTGACGAGCTGTGTGGCGATTAACACGGCACCGCCACCTATGCGGCCGGCCGCGCCACTGGCCGAAGCGGTGGCGGCTGCTAAGTCTTATCCTGACATGGTGCATGCCGGGCTCCCCGGTCTCGGCGCCGCGGCGTTTTTTATGGCTGGTGGCTTAGCGCTACCTCCCGGCGAAATGTTCTTTGTCCAAGCGGGGACAATCAGTTTCACGGTACCAGAGGGTGTTTATAGTCTCTCCGCAGTAGGCATCGGTGGCGGTGGTGGTGGCGGACTAGGCTCCATCTCAACAGGCGGTGGTTCTGGCGGTGGCGGCGCTCTGGCGTATGTGAACAACATCCCGGTTACACCGGGCGAAGTGCTGACGCTCACGATCGCTGCCGGCGGGAACCGTGCGACATACTCGAGTAGCACATATACGCAAGGCACTGCAGGCGGTCCCACCATTATCGCCCGCGCTGATACTACGGTGCTGCTGCGTGCGAACGGCGGCAATCAAGGTAACTCTTCCAACAGCAACGCCAACGGTGGCGGCAGCGGCGGTACGGTTGTGACTGGCACAGGTGGCCCCGGCCAAGCGGGCGCCGCCCCGGCGAGTGGCACAAACACAGGACCCGGCGGCAATGCAGGCCGCTATGATGGTTCTGCGGCATCTCGCAATGGCCAAGGCGCGGCCCTTTATGGTCTGGACATTTCTGGTCCATACGGAGCTGGCGGTTCATCGAATACCTATACCGGCAGCGCTCAGAGCGGCAGTAACGGAGCTATTCGCCTGATTTGGGGTGATGGCAAAGTATTCCCCGGCACATCGGCCGCTCTGATCCTGCAGACCCCGAACGTCGAGCTTTTCCGCACCGTTGGCTACCCCGCGAGCTTTGCGACCCGCAAACAGATCGCTGACATCTATGCTGGGCTCTCAAGCGCAGGGCTGCTCAACGAGATCAGCTCTCTATATGTGTTCGCTCAGTCCGACGCGACCTATGCTGTGCGTGATCTGATCGTACCCACTCGGATAGCCACGTTTGTAGGCGGTCCGGTTTTCACCCAAAACGCCGGCTATATGCTTGATGGTGTCGACGACTATATCGACACGGGCTTTGCCGCCGGCAGCGTTGGCGACCAGAGCGCCATGGGCGTGCGGCTTAATGTTCACGACGCGAGCGCCAATCCCATAATGGGCGCCCAGTCTACTGGCTCTGGGATGGTCGCCCTTGTGCCGCGTAGCGCTGGCAATTTGATGCAGGGCGCGTGGCGTCAATCCTCTTTGCAACAGGGCGCCGTCACTCATGCCGCAACCAAAGGTCTTTATGTGCTCTCGCGGAATGCGACCTCATCCGCCTCTGATGCGCTGGTCGGCTATCGCGACGGTGCCCGCGAGTTTTCCAGCACCTCCGGAATCGGCGGCTCCTATACTTGGTCCGGTAACATCCGGATCGGAACCTTCAACGGCACCTTCCGCTCCGGCCAGGTGGCGATGGCCTTTGTTTGCAACAACAACCCGCTGGCCGACGCCAATGTGCTGGCGATCCACAACTGGTTCGAATCTTACCGCGCCACCATTGGGCTGACCTAACAGGAGAGCTGCCATGACCCTCTACAACAGCACCGCAGGTTTTTCCGAGTGGAAGGGGGAGCCAGTCAATGGACTGCTGCACCCGGCCGGTATCGAACAATCCGCCACTCAGGCCGCGCTGATCGCTCTGGGGCTCTACCCAGCGGCTGCGATCCTGTCCGCAGATCCACTGCCACTTGGCAAGCAGGCGACCGGCACCGTCGTCCAGCTGGTTAATGGGAACCCCAAGTTCGTGAACATCCTTGTTGACATCCCCGTGCCCACGATCGAGCAACGCCGCGAGATCATCAAGGAACAGATCAAAGCGCAGGGCCTCGCCGTTCGTCGTGGCGGTTTCAAGTGGAACTTTGGCACGCCCGAAAGCCCCAACGTCCAGGTGCTGCAGTTGCGGGCGCCAACGCCTGACAATGACGACGAGAAGAACTGGGGCATATCGCTATCAGGCTATACCGTTATGGTTATGCTCGGCTTGGGCAGCCAGCCCGGCGCCAAGTTCCGCACCGAAGCGAACCAGACGTTCACCGTCACCTATCAGGATGGCCTAAACATCCTTCTTTCGATGCAGGGCTGGGCCTCTGGTCTGTTCAATGTCAGCTGGGCCAAGCAGGAAGCGGCCGACGCCGCCAACACCCATGCCGAGCTCGATGCTGTGCTCGCGGATCTCCCGAACGGCTGGGGTGCATAATGATCCGGCTGGCTTTCTACAAAGCCGACGGCGAATGGATCGACCGGGTTATCCGGTGGTGGGCGTCTGGCCCCTATAGCCATGTCGAGCTGGTGCTGGGGGATCCGTCCGGCCCTGTCACCGTCATGTCGGCATCCCCTCGCGACAGAGGCGTCCGCGAACGCCAGCTCACGCTCAACCCGGCGCACTGGGATCTCCTAGCCGTGCCCGGTGACGAGGCCGCAGCGGTGGCCTTTATCCGTACCCAAACCGGTGTGCGCTATGACTGGCTGGGAATCGCGATCAGCCAAGTCATGGGGATCTGCTGGACGCCGGCCGATCGCTGGTTTTGCTCCGAGCTCATGGCCGCAGCCATTAACGCTGCCAACCCACTGCGCCCTACCTTGCCGACGTGCATCGAACCCAACCAGCTGTGGCGCAGGCTCCGGCGCGGCCGTTATTAGGAGGCGCCAGTGGTCGCAATCAAACTAGCAGGCTTCACCGGCGAACAGCCGCGCCTCCTTCCGCGCCTTCTTCCCGACTCCGGCGCACAAAGTGCGATCGATGTCAGGCTCGACGATGGCGGGCTAACCCCTGTCCGCTCCCCTGTGCGCATTGCCGGTATCGCGGATCCCAGTCACCAGACAATCTACCGGCATCTCAACGAGTGGTTTTCGTGGCCCGGCCTAGTGCATGCTGCACCTGGTCCCGTGGCCGCCGATCGGCTGTACTATACCGGCGATGGCGTGCCCAAGGTCTATATCGACGGCGACACCTATGCGCTGGCGGTACCGCGCCCCACAGGCGCCTTGACAGCTGCCTTGGCAGGGGTCGGCGCCGGTGACACCAAGACCCGCGTGTACGTCTATACAAATGTCACCGAGTTCGGCGAGGAATCGGAACCCTCGCCCGCGTCCAACGAGGTAGCATGGAAGCCCGGCAACACCGTGGATCTGAGCGGCTTTGCCCTGCCACCGGCTGGGCGCGGCATCACGAAACAACGCATTTACCGGACCCAGACGGCCGCCTCTGCCGGCACGTACCTGTATTTCATCGCCGAGCGAAATGTATCGGCCAGCAACTACAACGACAGCATCGCGGTCAACGCCTTCAACGAACCCCTGCCGTCGGCTGATTGGAACGGGCCACCTGACACCCTGCAGGGCCTGACCGCCATGGCAAACGGCATCATGGCCGGTTTTGTAGGCAAGGATTTGTACTTTTCCGAACCCTTCCACCCCCATGCTTGGCCGGAGAAGTATTCGCTCTCCATGGACTATGAGATCGTGGCGCTGGCGGCGTCAGGCACCTCGCTTATGGTTGTGACCAAGGGCCAGCCGTATCTGGTCGCGGGCGGCCATCCAGACAGCATGCAGCAGCTCAAACTGCCGGCGAACCTGCCGTGCATCAACGCGCGTGGCTGTGTCGATCTGGGCTTTGCCTTCTGCTACCCCACCGTTGAGGGGCTTGTCGCAATTCGTTCCGACGGCAGCGCAGGCATCGTGTCCGGAGCGCTGTTCAACAAGGAGGAATGGCTCGAGCTCGATCCCTATTCCATCACGGCCGGGCAGCAGTCAGGCCGCTATGTGCTGTTCTACGACACCATTGACGCCATGGGGCAGCGTCAGGCCGGGGCCATCTACATTGATGTTGGCCAGCAGCCATTTCTGATCCGCTCCAGCTCGATCGCGGCTGCATCGTTCTATGATGTTACGAGCTCGGAGCTGATCTACCTCAAGAGCGGCACCACCGATCTGATGCAGATGGACCCGGCCTATACCGGCCGCGCTTCCATGTACTGGAAGAGCAAGGAGTTCATACTCAACACCCCGATCAATATGGGGGTGATCCTGATCGAGGCCGACAAGCGCCTGACGGGTGACGAGGTTGCCGCGTCGGAGGCCGCCTATGCCGATGCGCTGGCCGCCAACGAGGACATGCTCGCCGAGGGCACCCATCTAGGCGCAGTAAACGAAACGACCGCCAACGGGCTCACCTTCGCCGGCGATGCACTCAACCCGCTCCCCAACATCTCAGGTGGGCTAACGGTGGGCGTGATTGCCGATGGCGTCCGTGT